ATGATTCAGTGTAAACGCGTTTATGACCCGCAGGAAACGAGCGACGGCTACCGGATACTGGTAGACCGTCTGTGGCCGCGCGGGATAAAAAAAGAAACGCTGAACTACGATGAGTGGTGTAAAACGCTGACGCCATCAGCAGATTTACGCAAGGCTTTTCACAGCGAGACCATCGATTTCGCCCACTTTAGCCAACTCTATCGCCAGGAGCTTGAGGCTCAACGGGAGGAAGGCAAACGCCTGGCGGCCCTGGCCAGTCAACAGCCGCTGACGTTACTCTATGCGGCGAAAAACACCCGGCAAAACCATGCGCAGGTGCTGGCTGACTGGCTAAAATCGCTACAATAAACGCTACGGCTTATTCGGGTGATCGCGCCGCCAGAGCGCCCATTCATCTAACGTTTCCCCGCTGGGCAGCTTACATTCAGTGCGTACGCCCTGCGGGCTTTGGATGGGAACCTGCGTGCCGCCGAGCTGCTGACAGTAAACCGAAGCCGGGTTAGCCATCCCCACCGGATGCGCAGGCTGCGTCGGCTGAGTCTGCGCACATCCGGCCATCGCCAGAGGCAACATAGCTATCATCCACTTCATTTCTACTCCTTAATTGATCAAAACGGACTTTCGCCCTGAATCTCCACCTTTTCTCCATTTTAGCTGCACTTTTGCATCGTAGAGTAGCCCTGTTCTCGAACTGACCAGAGAACAGATCATTCCATAATCAATGAGTTTTTCCCCGTCGCCCCCGACGGGGCTTTTTTTTGGGATTTAATAAATTGAAATAAAAGGATTTATTTCAAAAGTGTCCACATATCGACCACATTGACAAGAATAGCCCCCTTTCCAGGGGGCTATTTTTATACTGCAAGACTAAGTTGACTGTTCCCGTAATGAGAAGCCGGGAAAGCATCGCCGGGGATAAATCCTGGCGGCAAAGGATCTGCGCTGGTTGAGCGCTTCGTTACTCTGCGCTCTACGGTGTTAAGTGTCGTGAACGACTCGCTACATTCAAGATTCTGGCATTGATGATATTGCCGGATGGTGAACTCGCTTAACCGGCGGCTGGTGCGGGTACGGGCGTTTGCGCCGCAGTAGGGACAAACAAACATGATGATCTCCCATAGGGAGTTGAACTCACGCCTATTATGGCCGCTACTGTTCAGTTTCTGCAATCCAGTCGCTTATTTTCGCCTCAAGCTCCATTTTCGTGGTAAATCCATTATCACCGATCACATGTTCCGCTCTGGCAATGATCCAATCCTGATTATCGATTTCAGGCTTAAAGCCCGACACGTTCAGATGCATACCTGGATATAAATCGGCGCGGCCGCGCGCCAGGGTTATCGAAAACTGTGCCGCGCCTTTCTGGAGCTGTATCCATTTTGCCGCAGCTGCGCGCCTGGCCGCCGTTTCGTTCTGATAGGTTTTACGCAAAACATACACGTTACCTTCAGCGCCCTCCATGTAATCCCCCTCCGGCCGGCTGCTTTTCTCCTCAGCCTTTTTTATGGCAGTATTTGTTTTGCGCTTAGTGACCTTGACCGGTTTTTTCTTGCCGAAATTAAGATCCAGCCAGTACGCCCGCACGCCAGTGTAAGCATCGCGATCTGCAATGCGGAACCTGTGACGATCTCCGCTGGCACGGGTTATCTCAGCCGATGGCAGCGCCCTGCCGGATGCACTGACGCCGCCCCCAGGCAGGATAAACAGCAGACAGCCATTTTTCACGGTGGCAATGGCTCCCAACATCTCCGCCATGCGCGTTAAAAACGACATGTCGCTCTCTTCGGTCTGATCCGCATGGTCGATCTCAATGTCGATCAGAGCCTCGCTAATCATCGGCTTCAGGTCATAACGCCGGGCTATGGCCGATACCACCCGCTCTACCGTCACATCATGCCAGGACACCTCCCGCCTGACGTTCATCTCTTCGCGAAAATCAGCGCTGTGCGCGGTGATGTCGATAACATCCGGCGGCCCGCTATGCCCCACCTCGTCAACGGTGTAGAGACCTTTGTAGATCAACGCCTCACCCAGCCAGCCGATGGACACCGCCAGCTCCGCACCACGTGGGGGTAAATCTGTTACCCCGTCAGAGTCATCTACTGACAGGGTTAGCTGGTCAGCATCAAAGCCGTTGTTATCTGTAACAGATAGCGAGGTGATGCGGTCGGCCAGTTCGGTCAGGGCAACCCCACCCAGCGTGATGCTAAAATCCGGTGTCTTTACGACCTCACTTAATTTATCTACATACGCTTCGGCTGCTGTTGTCAGCGTGTCTGCTATCGACATAACTCCCCCGTTTTTTGCTGATGATTCCATGCCCGCGCGCGGGGCTGAATCCCTTTTTGTTGTCAGCGAACGGGCAGACCGGCAACCAGGCGACGCCAGCAGACTTAACGTTGAATATTGCCCTGAACTTAAAGAGCAACATGATGGTGAACTTATGTCTGAAACTCGTTTTCACGGCGTCCGCTCTCGCGAAAATACTGACCTACAGCAGGCAATCAATGACATTGATTCCAGCGTGATCGGTATTGTCGCAGTTGCTGATGACGCCGATCCGGAAACTTTCCCGCTCAATACGCCGGTTTTGCTGACACGGGTGCGTAACGTCCTCGGCAAGGCAGGTAAAACCGGGTCACTTTACAAAGCCCTCAAAGCCATTTCCGATCAGTGCAGCCCGCGCGTTGTGATTGTCCGAGTGAAAGAGGTTTCCGGTAACGGCGCCAGCCAGTCCCAGGCCGTTATTGGCGGAACAGATGGCGACAGCTATACGGGAATGTATGCCCTGCTGACGGCGGAAGCCAAAACCGGCTATCGTCCGCGCATCCTGGCGGTACCGGACTACGACACCGAGGAGGTAACGTCACAGCTTTGCGTGATTGCCCAGAATCTTCGGGCTTTTGTTTATGCCGGTTGTAACGGCTGCGCGACCATGGCGGAGGCTATTGCTTATCGCAAAACCTTCGCTTACCGCGAGCTGTTGCTGATCTGGCCTGACTTTATCGCTTACAACCCCCTGACGGATGATAACGAAACGTTTCCCGCCCCGGCTTACGCCTGCGGCCTGCGCGCCGCTATCGATAACAGCCAGGGCTGGCACAAATCGCTGTCGAATGTTGTGGTGAATAACGTTCTCGGTATTTCGAAGGATGTTTTCTGGGCATTACAGGCAGAAGACAGCGACGCGAACGAGCTTAACAACAACGAAATCACGACGCTTATCAAGCGTGACGGTTTCCGCTTCTGGGGTAACCGCACCACGGACACCGAAACCTACACTTTCGAGGTGTTCACCCGTACCGCGCAGATCCTGGCGGACAGTATCGCGGAGGCGCAATTTACCTCTGTTGACAGCCCGCTCACTCCGGCCAACGTGAAAGATGTGGTAAGTGGCATCCGCTCTGCTCTCAGCAAAAAAGTCACTGCCGGCCAGCTTATCGGCGCTGACTGCTGGTATGACACGCTGGACAACGGCACCACGGATTTGCGCCAGGGAAAACTGATTGTGCGCTATAGCTACAGCCCGGTCCCGCCGCTTGAAGATCTGACGCTATACCAGACCTTTACTGATGATTTTTACGAACCGGCGTTCGCGTCGCTCGGGGGTGAATAATGGCTGTTCCTCACAAACTGCGGCTTTTTAGCTGCTTTGTTAACGGCGACAACTATCTGGGAAAAGTGACCTCTTTCACTCGCCCCAAACTGTCACGAAAGATAGAGGACTATCAGGGCGGTGGCATGCTGGGTGCGGTCGGTGTTGATCTCGGCCTTGAGGCTGGCGCGCTGGATTCCACCATTGTATTTGGTGGTGTCATCAAAGCATTGTTTCTCGAATACGGAGCAGAAATTGACGGCACGCGGCTGCGCTTTGCGGGTGAATATTTCACTGATGGCGAAAGCCAGCTTGTCGAGGTAGAGCTGCGCGGGCGATTTACTGAACTCGACGGTGGAGACTCAAAACAGGGAGAAGACACGGAGGAAAGCTACACCTTTAAATCCACCTACTACAAATTCTCCATTGATGATCAGCCCATTATCGAAATCGATCTGCTGAATTTCATCTACAAAAAGAACGGTCAGAACATGTTCCCGGACCGCATCACCTCCGCCCTTGGCATGGGCAATTAATAACCTTTCAGAGGGTGGCAAAGATGCCGCCCGGAGATTTTTAACATGGCTAAAAAAACTAAAAACCTGTTCAAGCTGATGCAGCCGGTAGTTCGTAAAGACAGTGAGATCGGTCAGGTGGAAATCACCGGCGCCATCAGTCAGGCCGGATCGTTGCGCGGCCTGAATCTTATCCGCGTTGCCAATATGGATGCAGACTCAATTGCCACGCTGTTGACGCGGGTCACCGCGCCTGCGCTGACACAAAAAGAAATCAACGAAATGCACACTCTGGACTTTATCGGGCTGGCAGAGCTTCTGGTCCCTTTCTTGAATCCGCCGGAGCCTGGAGCGTCGAACGTGGCGGAGACGGAGAGCGAGTAATCACCGTTGCGTTTGACCAGATCGATGATCTGGTTGCTGATATTGCCGTTATTTTTAACTGGCCGCCCTCTGAAGTTTTCGGCATGGCTCTTGGCGAGGTGATAGCCTGGCGCAAGCGGGCGGCGCTTCGAAGTGGTGCCAGTGATGAAGAGTCTTGATATACGCGTTGCTTTCAGCGCTATCGACAGATTTACCCGCCCCGTTAATGCTGCCCGCCAGAGTGCGGGTGGCCTTTCCGACTCCCTCAGAAAAACACAATCCACCCTGAAAGGGCTCGATAAGAGCAGTGCCACTTTTCAGCGAATGACCGCGGCCGTCGGCAAAACCGATCGTTCCATCTCACGTGCCCGCGCCCGCTTTGATGGCTTGTCAGAAGCGCAACGTAAAAACGGGACGCTGACGGAAAAACAGCAAATACTGATGTCGCGACTGGGTGAGCGGCTTGATCGGTTGACCGCAAAACGTGTGACGGAAGTGGCCCGCCTTCGTGAGAGTGCATCAGCCCTGCGCCAGCATGGCGTCATGCTTTTCGGTAGTAGTGCCACCATCGGTAACGCGATACGCCGCACAGAACAATACAACCAATCCCTTGAACGGGAAAAACGGCAACTTGCTGCGGTCACTCAAGCTCGTAAACGTTACGAGGGTGCGCAGCAGATGGCCGGGAAGTTGCGCTCTGGCGGTGCCATAGCATTAGGTACAGCAACCGCTGTCGGGTACGGCGCCGGACGCTTCCTGTCGCCTGCGGTTGGTTTTGATGAGGAAATGTCAAACGTCCAGGCGCTGACGCGGCTCGATAAAAGCGATTCGCAGCTGGCCGCCTTGCGCACTCAGGCAAAAAAACTCGGTGCTGAAACCGCCTTCACCACACGTGACGCCGCCAGCGGCCAGGCCTTTCTCGCGATGGCTGGCTTCACGCCAGATGCTATCCGTGCCGCACTGCCCGGTGTGCTCAATATGGCGCTGGCAGGCAGCATGGAACTGGGCGAAACGGCAGACATCGGCTCAAACATTCTTTCTCAGTTTTCCCTCGATGCCGGAGAAATGGACCGCGTCAGCGATGTGCTGACAGGTACATTTACCCGTACCAACACCACGCTTAGCAGCCTCGGCGAGACAATGAAAGTTGTCGGGCCGGTAGCGGCGGGGCTTGGGATTAGCCTGGAAGAAGCAGCAGCGATGACAGGCACGCTGGCGCGCGTGGGTATTCGCGGTAGCGAGGCCGGTACTGCAATGCGTCGCTCCCTCTCCCGCCTGGCCTCCCCTACTACGGCAGCCAAAAAGGCACTCAAAGAGCTGGGAGTGGAAACTGCCGACGCGAGCGGAAAAATGCGACGTCCGTTCGATATTCTTCTCGATCTACAAAAACGCGTTTCCCGCTTTGGCGAGGTGGATCAGGTTTCATTTTTCAAAGATATCGCCGGAGAAGAGGGTTTTACGAGCCTCCAGTCTTTGGTCAACGGCGCAGGTGATGGCTACCTCCAGTCACTCTATGAACAAATTGCAGAAGCACATAAAAATCAGGAGGCCTTCGCCGTCGCCAACAAGAAGAAAGACAACCTGGGCGGCGATTTGAAGGAGCTGGACAGCGCGTGGGAGGCGTTCCGTATTTCTGTGGCTGAGACAGTAGACGGCCCATTGCGCAGGCTGACACAGGGGCTTAGCCGGGTTATTGGCACTGTTCAAAGCTGGATAGAAGAAAACCCCAGACTTTCACAAACGTTGTTACTCGCCGGCGGGACTGCACTGGCACTGACCGCTGTAATTGGCGGGATGTCATTAGCTGCTGGTTTACTTTTAGGGCCGCTTGCAAAGCTCAGGCTCGGGTTTGCACTGCTGTCCGGCGGGAGCGGCATAGGAGGTACGGTATCAGCGTTCCGCATGATGAGTGCCGCGGGCGGTAGCTCCCTGGCAAAAATTAGCGGATGGGGTGCTTTACTCAGCGGCCTGGTCGGACGCCTCAGCGTATTAACCAGATTGATGGTACCACTGCGCGGTGCGTTACTTGGCGCCTTTACCTCTCCGGTGACTGCTATTGGCGCCCTGTCAAAAAGCATTGGCGGGCTGGCACTGCGGCTAACCGGGATCCCTGCTCTCTTCGGCATTGTGAAAGGCGGAATTGCGGCGCTGAGTGGCGGCTTATCAATGCTATTGAGCCCAATCGGCTTAGTGGGTGCTGCGTTTGTAGCGGCTGGGGTACTGATCTGGAAATACTGGGGACCAATTAAGGCCTTCTTTAGCGGTTTTTTTACAGGCGTCATCCAGGGGTTCGCGCCAGTTTATAACGCATTTTCCCGGCTGGCGCCCGTTTTCGGGGTCATTGGGGATGGCGTCAAAAACGTCTGGAACTGGTTTAAAAAAGTATTAACGCCCGTTGAGGAGAGTCGCGAGGCGCTAAACAAATGCGCCAGCGCCGGGCAGACTTTTGGCGAAGTCCTGGGGACCGCACTTAGCGTTCTGCTTTGGCCCCTTCAGAAGTTAATGGAAGGCGTCGGCTGGTTACTGGAGAAGCTCGATCTCATCCCCGATGGCATTGAAAGAGCCAGGCTGGAAGCGGCCAGACTCAGGGCTATTCCGGTTATGTGGGAATGGGATGAAAAATCCGGGCGCATGGTTAAAAGGGAGTGGCAATGGTCATCTGAAAAGCCTGCAAGCAAAGGCAGTGCCCCGCCGCCCAATGTGCTCGGGGGCAACTCTGGAACAGAGCGGCGGCTGGGCCAAATCGCGGATAACACTAAAGGCCTTTTAGATGAGGAAAAGCGAAAACGTATCGGGCCGGGTGACATTGTATTTAAAAATCTCCCCCCAGCCTTTGCAGTGCGTGGTGAATGGCAGGAATCGAGGCTTGTCCGCCAGTCTGTCAGCGCTCGCCCGGTTATCGCCGCTGGCGAACCATTGATAAAACAGACGCAGGCATGGCAACCGGTACGCCGAAATCAAAGCACCCACACGGCGGCTGCGGCTTCAGGTGGTAGTTTTCCCGGTGATATTCACGTCCATCTGCACGGCATTCAGAGCAGCAATCCGCGCGAACTGGCGCGACTTGTTGGCGAAGCGGTCCGCGCAGAAATTGACAAACAGCAACGCTCTACCCGGGGTTCATTCCGGGACCATGATTAACAGGAGCTATAGCTATGATGATGGTATTAGGACTTTTTGTGTTTGAGCTCAGGACATTGCCCTATCAGCAGTTGCAGCTGTCCCGCAACTGGCGGCACGTCAAGAATGAACGCGTGGGACGTAGCGCAAAATGGCAGTACGTTGGCGCCGGTGAGAACCAGCTGACGCTGGGCGGGTTGCTGTATCCCGAAATTACCGGCGGAAATCTGTCGTTAGGCGCTGTCTCCACGATGGCATACACCGGGCTTGCCTGGCCGCTGATCGATGGTGTTGGCTCGATCTACGGGATGTATGTCATTACGGGTTTGCAGGAAACGCATCAGGAGTTTGATCGCTATGGCAAAGCGAAAAAAATTGAGTTCACACTCTCGCTACAACGGGTTGATGAAGATATCCGGGAGCGGCTGCAAAGTTCCTCTGTTAGTGAACTGATGGCAACCTTAAAGAATGGAGCTGAAACAGCGCTGAATACGGGTTGAGAGATGCCATGCGGTCTGACTCCCTGAGCTGTAGTGCATTAGTTCAGATTTGATCAGACAGCTTTCTCTGGTGACATATAATCAAGTCTAACCGTCAGTTCTGAGCGAGGGGCGAACATTATATCTGAATAGAGACAACATAGATGAATCAGGATTTCATGGCTGGCTTAGAATGAAGAAGCGAACATGATTTTTATTAAAATGTTGCATATTCATATAGATGAAGGATACTTTGTAGAAAATACTCACAAAAGATCAAACCAATGCAAATTCTTGATAAAAATGGTATGGAACTGAATGCTGAGTGCCTGGTAGGTGAAGAAGATGGGGTATATGGCCTGATACTTGAGTCTTGGGGACCGGCACATAGAAACAAAGATTATAATGCTGCCCTCGATTATATCATCGAGCGACTTATTGATTCCGGGGTAGACAAAGTCGTAGTGTATTTGGCCTCATCACCAATTAGGAGACACATACCATCTATAGCTGAAAGAAAAATACATCCTGATGAGTATTTTTCTTTAGTGGGAAACCACCCTTCCGATATTCGCCAAGAAATGTGTAGATATCAGAATCATTTCAGCAGAACAGGTAAAAAAGATGTTCCATCTGGGAATAGAACCAAACGAGTAATGATAAATGTCCCAGGTGTCAACAGTGCTGAATTTTGGAAACCTATCATATACGGAGACACATCAGTGCTTTTCGAGCCTACTGATGATGAGAGCATTTTAAATAAAAAGGTAAGCGTGCTAATAAAGATTCCTTTGAACAAGCCCAAGGGATCTGAAACACCAGGAACCTTAGAAAGAATTCAGAAGGTTTATATTCGGGATCCTGCTGTTAAAGCTTGGGTATTGCAAAAGAGTAATGGCATTTGTGAAAGATGTGGTGAAAATGCACCTTTCTTAATAAATGGGGATACCCCATACCTCGAAGTGCACCATGTGATACCGCTTTCTTTATCTGGTGCTGACACCATAAGTAATTGTGTTGCACTATGCCCGAATTGCCATCGGGCATTGCATTACAGCAAAAATTCGGAAGAGCTGATTGAGGCACTTTATATAAACATAAAAAGGTTGCAAAGATGAGTGTTTCGTTTTGCTGTGATACTATAGATGAGCAACGTCCGCTCCTGGCACACAGCAGACAAACACGTGATGCCGAAGGTCTGCTGAGAGCGAGGGGCAGCTGTTGGCATTTTAGAGTGATAGCGAAATAGTATGATATGTTTCTTTTTTTCAATTAATTACAAGTAGGTGATTATATGTTTAAAAAACAAAATTATGACAAGGAAGTGAGAAAAATAACAGAGCGGAGTAATGGGAAATGCATCATAAAAAATTGCACTAAAAAAAACATATATTCACACATTATTTCCAAATCAATATCCATTGATAAGATTGCCAAGAACAATCATTTAACTGTTTTTTCTCCTGGCCGGCATGGGGATGATAAAATACCAAGATTCATTCCTGCTGGTGTTAATGACAACCCAGCATTTAATGGTTTTTGTAAAGATCATGACAATATGTTTGAGTTAATTGATAATTCAGAAATAGAGAGTTTTTTGGGGGTGTATTTACAAATTTACAGAACAATAAGTAGTGAGGTTTATTATTTAAGGTTAGGGGGTATATTGCATCCGGATATTGATATTGATGCAGCCTCTGATTTAATTTTAAAAAGCACAAGAGATGAGTTGAAAAAAACGCAAAGTCAAATAGATGAAAAAAGGCTCATAAAAATAATAGAAGATAACAAGCAGGAACTTATTAAGGCAAACAATGAGAAAAATTACGAGTTAAAGAAATCAATAGAAGCCATTGAAGTAATTCAAGAACATTTCTTCAATGAAATTAAAAAAAACAAAGCAAAACTAGAAAATTCCAAATTAAATAAAAAAATATTACAGGTGGTGGAAATTAAAGAATTGAATTATCAAATTTTTGTTTACTTAACAGACTTTCAAATACCTATCGCAATCAGCACATTACATACATTTCCTTGCAATGGAGATAGTGAAGATAATTCTTATTCGTTTTACATTGTAGTGCCATACGAAAATTCAAATGTTATTATTGGTGTAATAGGAGGAACAGCTCACCCTCAATTTTTCAACAAAATAATTGAAGTGGTCAATTCATCTTTTAGCGATTCTTTTTCTGTATTGAATTTCGTTGAAAGCCTAGTGATATCATCACCTGATGATAGTTTTTTCTCTCCAACAGTCATCGAGGAAATGAGCAGTGAAAAGCTTCTAGTTTTCACAGATGATTGTATGTGCCTTAATGAATTCCAGAACAGTTCTAAGTATCTATCAGAGTATGATATGTCCATCTTTGATAATGTAAGGCGCCAACTTATTGATAAAGTATCTACTAATACAGATAGCGAAACCCTCAAGCTTGCCAGGATCCCAACAAGGGATGATTACGATAAAAGAATTATAAAAACGAAAGAGAAAATATTCCATGAAAATATCATATTAAAAAAAATTAATTCCCTCTAAAGGATAATTTATATCAAAAATGTCCGCTTTTGGCACAGAGCAGCCAGCCCGATTAGGTTAAGCTCTGGGCCAGTTCTAGTCCCTGACGATGCTGTTTATGACGGTAATCGATACCGACAAACACGGTCATTACTGACTGTATTTTTATGCTGTTCTCTTCCACATGATCAGTGAGACATACTCGTTGGTCACATCTATCGCTTTGTTTGTAGACGTTTTCTGGCCTGCCGCATCAGTGTAGGTTCCCTCAGTCAGCGCAAGCGGACCGTTTTTCTGGTTATCCGTGCCATGTGTGGCATCAGGATCCCAGGCTGTTCCAGGTGACCTGTCACCAGAGCGGTGCCAGTGCGGTGGCAGGTTATCAGCCTCAATTTTCACGTTATTGCTGCCGCCGATCGCACCGTATTGAGAGCCAATCCGTACAACCCTGCCAGCAAAGGTTTCGCTTAAGTCAGCCCATGTCTGCCAGGGGAAACGAGTCGCCGGGCTTTGTTCTCCTAAGATGACGATCCCGACGTAAAAAATGGCGTCAACAATAGCCTTGTATCCGGCGCCTTCGCTGTCCAGCCCCAGCGACTTTAGCGCCTCTGATGGATTGCTCAGTTCGGACAGGTTTTGCTCTTTTTGCAGTGCGCCAGTGATGCGTGAATCATCCCCTGCCGCTACCGTTCCCGCCGTGGTGCCAACGTCACGCGTGGCTGAATCGCCCAGTTCAAGATTATCCCGCGCCTTTTCTGCATCTGACAGATCCGACAGATTCAGCGACCGGCGAAGATAACGTTTATCGCCTGACTCCTGGGTTATGGTGGCAAGCGTCGGATCGATAACGAGCTGCACGCTGGCGGTGTGTGTGAGAGTCAGCACCAGAGTCAGGATGATTTCTTTGATGATAGAATCAGATTGCGCCGGCAGGTAGGTCGCCGGGTATGCGCCGTAAGCGATGAGCGTCCCCTTAGCACTGACCAGCCCCACCTCTTTGAGCGTTTTATCAGGATAATCCCGACAGTTGATGACGATCTGACCGCTGATAAACCCCTCATAGCTGGAATCAGAGTCAAAACTTTCACGGCCAAACTGACCAAAAAGGGCCGTTACTGCCGCCAGGTCATCGGGATCGGTTGGCAAAATCGCCCCTCCGCCATCCCCAATCAAGACGGCCATAATATGAACGACTTCGCCGGCCTGATATGCGGCCTCAATTTCGGCGGCGCCTGCCGTTGTGAGTGTCAGTCCTGTTGCCATAGTGTTTCCTCTGCTTCAATGCCATACACGCTGGCAAGACGATCATAAAAAACTTCACTGACAGTTTTGCTGTCGGCATCAATATCGCTTTCTCCGGGATGAATAACCCCCGCAGCCTGGAGCATTTGCAGGTATTCAAGGAAAAATTCATCGGTCTGGCAAAATCCGATCAGGCTTTTAATTTGATTGAATGTTTTCATAATTTATTCGTTATCCAGTTACCGGGTAAATCAGCGAAATCGTCTAGGCTGGTACAGTTGTAGAATGCGTAATAATGCGCCGTGACGTTTGGCACTTTGCCCATAAATACCAGGCCCTTACCCGTGAGGGCAGAGCATCCCCTGAATGTGGCCGTCGTGGTGACAATCGTCGAATAACTGTCGAGATTGAATATCGTGCTGACGTTGGTTCTCAGTTGCATGCAGCCGTCAAACAGGTAGCCGATTGTCGTGGCCGGTAAGTTATTCAGCAGACCGACCCCGACCTCTTCCAGTGCGACACACTCGGCAAACACACTGGTGAATGTCGTGGCGTTGATACTGGCGACGAAAAGACCGGCTGGCACTGAGCGCAGATTTTTACATCCCCTGAAGGTCTGGCCATATGCCGTCACCAGCGGGTTACCACTGAACAGATTTTCCGGTATTTCCACCACGCCGGTATTCTGGAAGGTTGCGCCAAATGCGGTGATAAGCGGGCACGATGCAAACAGCGACGGCGGAATGTTCACCAGTGTCACGCAGCCGTAGAACGTAGAACCGGCACTGATCAGCAGGGGGTTATGTTTCAGTAAATCAGCAGGCAACACCGCCAGCGCAGTACAGCCGGAGAAGGTCAGCGTCAGGGAAGTCAGGTTGACACAACCCGCAAACAGATCGGACGGCAGCGCGGCCAGCGCGGTGCAGTCCTGGAAGGTGCTCCCCATTGCCGTCAGAGAGGTCAGATCGCTGAACAGCTTTTCAGGCAGTACGGCAAGGCCCGAGCACTGGTTAAACAAGCCGGTGACATTCGTCACTTTGCTGCATCCTGCAAACATATCCCCGGCCAGCGATACCAGCGCCGTGCAGCCCATAAATGTATAGGTCAGGTTAGTCAGGGAACTACAGTCACGGAATGCTCCGGCCCCTATGGTTTTCAGGGATGTACATTGGGTGAATGCGTAATAGAACGTCGTGACCAGTGATTTACCTGCAAAAGCCTCTGCTCTGACGGCTGTCAGTGAAGAACAGGCATAGAAAGCCCGGTCAAAGCTCGTTGCCTTGTTACAGTCCACAAACGACGGTAGCGCCGTTAATGCTGTGCAACTATTGAAGACGCTGGCAAAGGTAGTTGCACTGACACACCCCTCAAAAATATCATCGCCCACCTCTTCCAGAGCACGGCAATAGTAAAAAGCGGAGGAAAATGTTTGCGCAAGCGCACAGCCAGAAAACACAGCTTTTCCCGCTTTTACGAGTGAAGAACAGCCGGAAAAAACGGTTCCAAAATGGTTAACCAGGGGTAAATCCTTAAAGAATTCATCAGGCACAGAAAGCAGCTGCGTGCATCCACTGAATGCCCCGCCGAAATGCGTAGCTTCCAGGCAGTTGCGGAACAGGCGCGGCGGTAGCTGCGTCAGCGCTGTGCAACTTCTGAAAATCGCAGTAAAGACGCCACCAGGCACATCGCTGAATAAATCTGCTGATAATGTTGTCAGCGCACGGCATCCATCGAAGGTATAACCGAAGTTATTTCCACTGACACACCCGTCAAAAATACCCGTCCCGGTATCGACAAGGGATGTGCATCCCGAAAACGCGCTGGTGAAATGCGTCGCAGCAGCACAGCCCCGGAATGTGTTTTTGCCAGCACTCAGCAGGCGCGTGCAGTTCTCAAACACTGAGGTGAATAGCGTCACCTGAGATAATTCGCTGAACAGCCCATCAGGAACAGCAGCCAGTGCCGTGCAGCCATAAAACGCCGACGAGAAATTTGTGGCACCAGTAATCCGCGTAAATAAACCCTCTGGCAGTTCAGTCAGCGACGAGCAGCCCCGGAAAACAGAGTTACAATTCTGAATATTCGGCAGATCGTCAAAAGCCCCGGAATGAACCTTGTAAAGACCGGTTGCACCGCTCGCGAAAGAAACAAGATTGTCCCTTTCTCCCGTCAGAAGAATGATTTCCTGCACGGGGTTCAACGTTACTGAAACGTTACCCGACGTGCGCTGGAAACTGGCGGTTTCCGTATTCTTAACCGTTATTGTGTACTCTTCTCCCTCCACAACTTCACGCGTCGGAATAACCCAGCCGTACACAGCACTGGCAGCATCAAAACGGTATTCCCGGCTGTCTGTTCCGTCGCCATAATCAATCGTGAAATCCTCATCCATGCGCACGTAGAACAACGGACGGCTTGCATTGTCGATGCGGGTGATGAACTTCATCACCGCGACCACTTTCACGTTGATCACCGCGCTGACACCGTTAGTCGTCGTGACGGTGACCGAACAGGTGCCCCGCTTCACGCCTGTAACCAGAATAGCGCCGTTGACAATTCGGGCAGTCGCGATTGTTTTATCCGACGTGGTTACCGTAAAGGTTTTATCTTCCGCGTATTCAGGGAGGATGGTCACCGTGACCGTTTCCGCGTCACCAGGGGCCAGATTCAGCTCGTAGCGGGATAAAACCACCTGCAACGGGACAAAGCGCGGCGTGATTTTCTCCGTGGCGTACATGTAACCGGCCGCATATGAGGTTCCCTGAAGTCGGCCAAATACATGAACGGAAAACCAGCTGCGCAAGTTCCTGGCGCGCAGCACCGCCAGTTTCAGATCCTGCTGGTCGTATTCCGTCACCGGCAAATCGTTCTGATGCACGTTCAGGCGAAAGGTATACGGATCCCCTTTCGGGTTCTGATTGAACCATTCAACAATATCCGTCCCAAAAGGACTGTCCACCAGGGCATGACGGACAGCGGCGACCGTTCCGCGATGGCGGTGGATATAGTGGGCGCGCTTGATCGCATCGCGTTTCTTTTGTTCTGACCAGTTAATATTCCAGGTATCAACCTGGTATTCCCACGCCAGCCACGGCAGGAGCGCCAGCGGGCAGCGGGCAGGATCTTTCACCCAACGGATAAGATACACAGGTATGCGCGCCAGTGCGGCGGCGCTGGCCCTGTCAATGGCCCGCTCCACGGCGGTAGCGTTGGGCGGCAGAATGCTGGCGGGATAATTAGCGGTCATAGTCCATCACCACAAGATTGATTTTCACAGAGGTGCAATGAGGCGCTTCGCCCATCGTCACCACGACGTCGGCGGCCGGTGAATGCAAATCGACAGTGACAACGCCGTCCTGATGCAGCGCCCCGTCGATGCCCGACCGTGCAGCGGTGGCGTTGATAAGATGCACAGAGGCGGTGTATTCGTTCAGTGCGGCAGTGGCTTTTTCCAGCACCGTGGCAGTGTCCACGCCGTAAGGGACGTAAATGTCAGCAACCACCTGATAATTCACAATCACAGCGGAACGGACGTAATCAGCCACATAATCCGTAATCGGGCGCACGTCTTCCGGGTTTACCGCCGCCAGGACTTTATCGAGCAGCGCCTGCGGGGCGGTCCCATCTCCGGTACGTGACAGCACGTAAAGGAAAACGCGGCCCTCCTGATCATGCGTCTCCGGGCCATAGGCGCGCACGTCGAGCACATCCGCATCAGCTCCCAGTGCAAAATAGTGATAGGCATTACGGGCACCTGCCGTGCTCAGGCGCGCCCATGAGAGCAGCGTGCGGGCGCGCAGCTCTTCGTCGCTTTCGTATACGGCGTCCGCCTCGTCGGTGGCTTCGGTAATCAGCAGGCGTTCAGTGTCAAAATTTCCCGCGACCTGATCGAGATCCGCCCCCAGGGCGCTGGAAAGCAGCACCGCGCGCACGGCTTCATTGATGCGTTGCAGCAGATGGATCTCGCGATAGGTGAATGCCTGAGCCAGCGCGGCCATCGGTTCAGATTCCAGTAACAACGCAGCAGACACAGAAGCCTGAAGTTCCACAGGCATGGCCGCCACGATAAGCGCCCGGATATCAGTCAGCACCGTTTCAAAATCGGGCACCTCGACGATATCAGGCTGCGGGATCTGAGATAAATCGACGGACGTTTGCACACTAGCTCCTTAACCTGATTGTGTTGCTGGTTTCTGTCATGGTTTCCGTGATGGTGCCGCTCAGCTCGGCGGTCACTGCGCCTGTTTCTGAAAACACCACGTTGACGATAGTCAGGCTGATCCGCGGCTCCCACTGCGCCAGCGCGATAGCGGCGGCGCCCATCAGCTGCATGCGGGTGACGGCGTTCTGCGGCGCATCGAGCAAATCAGGGATCGCGCTGCCAAACTCCCGGCGCATCACACGCGAACCTGTAGGCGTGGTGAGGATTTTTGTCACGGACTGCCAGAGCTGATCGTGATCGGTCAATGCGCCGGTGCCTTCCGGGTTCATCCCGGTATAACTGGCTGTCATTGCGGGCCTCCCGTGGTACTCCCGCCAGACTGCACGCCACCGTGTTTATGTTCGTGCACGGTGATCCCGTTTGACTGCAACACGCCGCCGGAGTGGATCACATCACCGGCCATCGTGCCGCCGTGGGTCAGTTCGAAAGTGCGCGCTTTAAGTTTTTCTGTGCATTCCACCTCGGGCGCGTCCAGCGTGACGCGGGTTTCTGCCTGGATATGCGCGGTTTTAATGCCGGTCACGGACAGCGCTCCGGCATCGTCGGCAGCGTCGTAATGCAGGCGCGCACCATCCGGTGCGGTGATGCTGATTTCCAGCAGGCTGCTGCCCGTTGGCGGGTTATCTGCGCTGTATGCTGAACCAATCACAAACGCGTTTTCAGGGTTGCCGCCCGGGCAACCGATCCAGACCTGCTCCCCTATGGAGGGTGGCAGCCAGATGCTGAACGCCCCGGCGCGGGTCACGTTCCAGCGGATCCAGGTGGTCAGCAGCCTGCCGGAGCGAACGCGCACCGCTTGCTTGTCGGCGCTGATTTGCTCCACGACGCCCTGGCGCAGAATGTTTTCCAGCAGGCGCATCAGCTCGGCATTCATGACGCACCGCCCAGACTGCTGATAACGGCGTTTTCCGTCGCGATAAGGTCTGCCGGGGTCATGCCCAGCAGTTCACGCGCCGGGTACTGTGCGTAGGCGCCCGGGCCAACTTCATCCTGGAGGCCGTACTGGTGAATACGGGCAATGCGCGCAGCAATGCCGTCAAATCCTACGGTGACGCCGCCCGCGTCCGGTCTGACCTTCATAAAACGCAGGGTGCGCAGGCGGGTAAACATCGGCGTTTTTTTTGTCTCTGAATGCGTCGCTGATTGCGTTTTGATTTCCAGATACCGCTCGATATCGGCCCGGTAAAATGTGCGGATATCCCGGCGCTTCTCATCAAATCCCGTGATCGTCCGGCCATATTTACCGCGCCCGCCGCGCCAGTTTTTCAGCGCCCGCACCTCGTTATTCCAGAAGAACTTGATCCCCTGCTGGGTGCGGTAAACTTTACGACGGCGCACGGCATAGCCGCTACCGTCCGGGTTTTTCTGTGAGGCGATGCGGCGCTGCTGACTGCGGCGCACTGCCAGGCCAATTTTGCGCGCGGTACGGGTGCGCCCCGCCGGGCTGACGCCGTCGAGGATGTCCTGAAAGACTTGATCCAGCTCGCTGAACATGCGACCCCTCACGCTCCGGCCTCCTGAAGCATGCCTTCAAATACCAGCCCCCAGCCTGCGGCGTGGGGTGCCAGCACGCGCGGGCGCGGCTCCGGCAAATGCTCGGCATACGGCACCCCGTTTTCATCCAACTGCACCAGTACCCGCTGACGCACCGGCAGCTCAAACATCAGATCGGCGGTGTCATCGCTGTTAATCAACGTGGTGAATTTAATCTGCTGGTTTTTATCCGGGTTCAGCAGCAGATCGGGCTGATTAAACCAGAGCCAGGCCATCAGCGGCAGCGTGAAGTCGTCAATGCTCCCGGCGTAGTTCATGACGAACAGCACCAGAGAATAGCGGTACATGAAAGACGGCGTTTCACCGGTCGTTTCAATGCCACCCTCTTCAACAAACACCGTCCAGGCTTCCGGGTTCGCCCGGCACCAGGTGTTTGCTTTCTCTATGGCGGCGCGGAGTGTGTTTATCTTCAGCATTTATGGCTCCTTTCGGGTGTTCTGGCGCAGGCTGTCCCACTGGCGGATCGCCGCTTTGTCAGCATTGCAGGCATCAAGTGCATCCATCAGCCTGTCGCTGAATATCGCCACCGCGCCCCAGGTCACTGGCTTATCCAACGCCGGGCGTGGCGTCTCTTCGGTCAGGCTCTCCGGGACGGGTTCACGGTTCAGCTGAATGACCGTCGCGGGCGGTGCGTTTTTGCAGGCTGCGGCTGACAGCGTCAGGCACAGGAGTAACAGCGCACGTGTCACCATTGAACGCGGCCTGCATTGCTTCACGTCGGCGCTCCCCTTCTGCATTACGCTGTTGCTCATGGGCTTTCACCTCTGCCAGTAATTTGTGGGTCTGTATGGCGGTCGCCTTCACTTCCTGGATAACCCGGTCGTAACCGGTCGCCGTTTCGGTCAGCAGCTTGTTGCGGGTCCGGGCCTCGCTCAACTGGTCGGTCTGCCACCAGACAGCGGCCAGCAGGACAAGCATTACAATCACACTGCCCGCCCTCATGACGGCGCACTCAGGCCCAACAGGCACCAGGCCTTAAAATCGTTGCGCCGGTTAACCAGTCCGGGGGAGCGCTTACCGCCCGCATTGACAAAATCAGTCAGCCTGTTGCACATCTGCGGCCATTGCCTGGCCTGAGCATGCTTCCAGATCGTGGTTCTCTGTTTGCGTCCGTTTTTATCGGTGAACCACATCAGTCCGGTGCAGCCCAGATTCAGGGCGGCATCCGTCATGGCCTCAAAGGTGTACTGTGGCATGTCGGCGCCGTGGAAATTGTTATTGATGCAGTTTTCTGCCCGTTGCAGATCGTTGATCCAGCGCCGTGCTATTTCCTGGTTGCTGTATTCGCGGTTTTCCACGCCGCCCGTGGAGCCGATTCCAATGGTCAGAGCACCCGCCGTGCAGTAATAAGGCGTGCTGCGGCAGTCTTCCCAACCGGCAATTTTCTGCTGCCCTTCTTTCGTCGTTCTGACGCTTCCGGGTGCCAGTGAAATGCCCAGGGCCACAATCACCGCAATCGAACATTTTTTGATGATGTTCTTCATGTCGGGTTATCCCCGTGCAGTTGCTCCAGCAACTGCCGTTCGCGGTCCGACAGGTTGCGGGTTTCCGCCTGGCGGAGAATCTGCTCTATCAAATCGTTACGGCGCTGGCTGGCCTGCTCAATGCGGCGGCGGTGAATCGCCAGCCGGACGGCGGAAACAATCCCCAGAAGAAGGCCAGCCAGCGCCAGCTTTTCGCTGACGGTCATGACGCCCACGCCGGTCACCAGGGCGGATGTTGCAAACGCAAAATATTCGTTAATACGATCCAGAGTCATGCCCATAACTGGACGGTTACCCGTTCCACCTCGCTGGTTATCACGGGCATTTCGATCTCCTGCCCGGCATTCAAAAAAATCTGGTTGCTCAATCCCGGATTAGCTTCGAGCACCTTCTCCGTGACACCTGCGGTTTTGCCGTAATGACGCCAGCAGAGCTGATCAACCGTGTCGTTTTGCAGCGCCCTGACTTTCATCAGAACAGCTCCGCATAAATACGGGCTTCTTCCCGAATGTCCGCGATACTCCAGCGCCCGTCCCGCCAGAGATCATCGGTCTGCCTGTCCAGAGCCTCCGCATCCTTGTCGCCCTTAGGCGTGGTGCCAACGTCCCTGTAACCTTCCAGTACGCTGGCGCGCGTGAAGGAGTAGACCGCACGCCGGAAGCGATAGACTTTTGCGCTTTCGCCGTTAATCTGCTCGACAGATTCACCGGTGGAAGTCAGCAGGACGGAAGCCAGCGATTCCACGCCTTCCGCTTCCCTTTGCTTGCGCCAGTCCTTCAGCTGATCCGCGACATGCAACGCGGCCTCCGTTGCCATATGCATTAATCGGGATGTTGTAATGTCACCGGCGATGCGGGCAGAGAGGCGCAGATCGTGGAGCTTCACTGTCGGCCAGAAAGTTCCGATGGCAATCTGTGCGCCGCTGTCGTCCACGTCTGTCACATCACTTTCAGCAGGTCTGACGGGGCGCTGTGCGATAAAACTCATCGTCGTTTCTCCGGTAGGTCAGGCGGTGGGCGTCCGGTAAAAAGACCGCATTACGGGCAGATCGCCGGGCGCGCCGCCTGTGGCGCGGGGCCAGTTCATTACGCTCAGGCGTTTACTTTGTGGCGGTTTTCGTTGTCTTTTTTGCCGCCGTTTTGCGGGTGGCTTTTTGAGTGCCGGCCGCCGTTTTCGTCTGCTTGCGTGTTCGGGTTGTTTTTTCTGCTACGGGTGCCCCAGCTGCGTTGGCCTCGCCGGATGCAGCCCCATCAGTCGCATCATCATTCGCTGCGGCGGCCTGCTGTTTCTCAGCGGCAACCGTCTGCGGAACCTTTTTCAGGGCGCTGACCAGAGAAGCGATCTCCCGTTTCACGCCTGCGCCCGGGTTCAGGCTCATGGCTTCCCGAAAGAGTTTCAGCGCTTCGCCTTTTGTTTCCGCGTCTTCCGTGTCGCGACGGCAAAACGCCCTCACCTTGCACAGCTTCGCGCGGACCTCATCCGGCATGTCACTGTCAGCCACAATGTCGGCCAGCTCGTCCAGCATGGCGATATAGCCTGACAAATCGGCTCCGGCGTCCGTGGTGGCGAGGTTCAGAATGGGATTGCAGATTTCTTCGGCCAGCACCGTGGGAGCCGGGCGGCGATAGTTGTCATCCGGCATGCTCAGACCATGTTTAACGACATAGCGCCCGATACGCAGCGCCAGCGCATAGTCGGAGCAGTCCACCGCCCACACCATCAGCGTGGTGATAACCGGATCGGCGCGTCCGCTGTCGCCCTCGATCGTTCCGTCAATCCACCCCTGAAACTCAGGAAGGATGCTGGCCTTTACAGCGGCCTTCGCCTGGCGGGACTGGATCTGGCTCAGCGAGGATTTATGCATATGCAGGCGAAAGAGGATCTGCTCATGCGCGGTGCGCGTCTCCGCGTCACGCTCATCACTGGAGCCTCGCCTCTCTGCCATGACCTTCTGAAAGTGTCTTTGTGCCGGTGTCAGCATGCGTTCATTCTCCTGGGCGGGCTTGCTGCCCGCCTTGTGATGGGATTATCAGGCGAATGTCACGCCGTCGATCATGGCAATCATGCCGTACTCTTCAATGACATAGTCGTCATTGCTGGACTGATAAGTCGCCACGCGGTTGTAATGCGGCTCTTCGCGGATAGAGCGACGCAGGGAGCCTTTCTGGTAATACACAGAGAGGTTTTTCAGGTTGGTGATGAGCACGACGTCTTCAGGAATACCCGGGACAAAGACCGTCGGCAGCCCGCCGATCTTTTCCTGGCTGACAATGAGCTGCGCGGCCAGCAGTTCGGTATTCGGATTGGTCTGGCTGAGCGCGTTCACTTTCGGCAGGTTCACTTTCAGCAGCAGATCGGACGAGAGCACAGTGACCAGACCGGGAGCGCGGCGGAACCAGGGATCCATAAGGCTGTGACGCGCATCGAGCACGGCGGCGTCAATATTGCCGTAGGTGCCAGACGCAATCACCGCGTTATTCTCATCACGGGAAGTCAGCGTGATACCCGGCATAATGCGCTGTGGCGCCTCATTGCGGATTTTTTGCAGCCAGCCAACACCGCAATCCTGCAATAACGGGTTGGTCGTGCGGTCGGAGTTTTCAGAGTAATGCGTGCCATTAAAGCCAATCATCTGACGATCCAGCCCCAGCTGACGAGCCATCGCATTACTGATTAATGACTGAAATTCAGGGTGACCGGCCCACGCATCCAGCTCCGCATACGAAAGCGCATAGTCATAGTTGGTTTTGCGGCAGTGGTAGTTCTGCGGCTCTTTGTTATGGTTCGGTGCCGGGTTGCGGCGGTTGGTACCGTCAGAGCTGTTATTGGTGCTCGCCATCGGCCCCTTACTGCCAATTTTTACTTTCTGCCCTTCCTGCTCTTTAACCCCGAAGTGGTTAACCTGCCTCATGAAGTCATCCGACTCCATGGCGGCCTGCTCCAGTTTTTGCTGGATTGTCGGATCGACGCTAAAGCGGTTCGCAACGGCAGATGGTGAAACGCCGTTCAGCTGCGCCTGCCGCACAATGTAATGATCAAATAGTTCGCGGGTCTGGTTTTCCATGGTTACCTCTTAGAAGTCTGCAAGCTGCGCGCTGCTGTTGCCGGTTGCCGCCGGTCGTGCGCTGTAATTTTCTGCGGGCTGGAGCTGAAGCTGACCGCGCAGCTCGTTAAGTTCGCTGGTCAGTTGCTGAATGGTGGTTTTGTCCTGTTGGCGGCCCTGCTCCAGAGCACTGAACCGGTCAATCTGATCGGCCTGAGATTGTGCAACGGCTTCAACAACCTGATGCAACTGACTGAACCGCTGATCGTCGGTTTTCTGGCCTTTACCAAGGATGCCCATCACGCGGTTGAACCAGTTGACGCCCTCCTCGCTGCGATGAGCGGCCAGTTCGATCACTTCAGCTTCAAGCGCATCAGAGAACAGCGGCGCCTCAATCTGCTGGTTATTGAAGGCCATCACCTGCGCGCGCTGCTGCGCGGCAAATTTAAGGCGCTCAGTCCCCAGACTTGCCGGAGTGTCGGTCATCGCCAGGCCGACCACATACGCCTTGCCGTTAAGGGCAAACTGCGGATGCAGCTCAATACTGGAATAGATTTTTTTTCCTTCATCGGTGAGCTGCTTCATTCGTGCCGACGCATCGATCTCGGCATAAAGCGCCGTACGACCGGCCAGCGGTCCCTCGGTGATATCCTCCGCGCTTAAAGCAACAACATCCCCCATGGCGCCAAAATTGCTGTCAGGAAGCATGGAGAGATAGTGCTCCACGTTCACGCGGGCGCCGTAAACGGCCGGGTTGTAGCTCGCCGCCGCATCGCGGAGGTGCTGCGGCTGGATCTCGCGCCCGTCAACGGTGGCGCCGGAAACCGCAACGCGAAACTTTTTGCGGGCGGGTTTAGTCGTGCTGGCCATGTCGTTTTATCCTGTTGATTAATGTCAGTCGCTGCATCATCGCAGAGCCTGAAAGCCCGGCGCCACGCGGTTTTGTTGTCGGAGAACGGCCAGACCTGAAAGCCCGAGCCGCGGGGATCGCGCGCAGGTAATCTCCCTGCTCAAAAGGGGGAAGTGATGATTCAGGATGCGTTTATTCGATTGAGGGCAAAGCAGCTCTACTGGCAGGGTTACCCGCCCGCCGAAATTTCGCGACTCATGGGTATCAACTCAAACACGGTTTATTCGTGGAAAAAGCGCGACGCATGGGATGACACAACGCCCATCAAACGGGTGACGCAATCCATTGATACCCGTCTCTGCCAGCTGAGCGCGAAAGACAATAAAACCAGTGGCGATTTCAAAGAAATTGATCTGTTAACCCGGCAGTTGAAAAAGCTGGATACCGGGCAGGCCTCCACTACCACAGGCGCTAAAAAAACCAGTCGACGCAAGAAGAAAAATCACTTCTCCGAGGAGCAGATCGAGGCGTTGCGCTTAAAAATTCTCGACTCTCTCGCATGGCACCAGCGCGGCTGGTACGAACAGCGCGATCAGCGTAACCGGATGATCCTCAAATCGCGGCAGATTGGCGCTACCTGGTACTTTGCACGCGAGGCGTTGCTGGGCGCACTGAGAACGGACGTTAAGCACGACTACCAGCGCAACCAAATCTTTCTGTCAGCATCACGAAAGCAGGCGCTACAGTTCCGCAACTTCATCCGTAAAGCGGCTGAAGAGGTGGACGTCGAACTTAAAGGCGGCGAGCAAATCACGCTGTCAAACGGCGCGGAGCTGCATTTTCTCGGGACATCAGCTGCGACCGCGCAGTCCTACACGGGGCACCTGCGATTTGATGAGTTTTTCTGGACCGGTAACTTTATCAATCTGCGTAAGGTTGCCGGCGCTATGGCAACGCTCAAAGGCTTAACGCGTACGTACTTCTCTACGCCATCCAGCGAAAGCCATGAAGCCTATCAGTTCTGGACCGGCGATCGGTGGAATGCGAAACGGCCTAAAGCGCAGCGCGTTGATTTCGATGTGTCCTGGAAGAAAACGCGTAGCGGCGTGCTTTACCCGGACAAAACGTGGCGGCAGATCGTCACTATTCAGGACGCTATCAACAATGGCTGGGACTACACCGACATTGATGAAATCCGGGACGAAAACAGCCCTGATGAATTTGAAAACCTGTACATGTGCGAGTTCGTCAAAGACGGCGAAAGCGCGTTCAATCTTAGCCAGTTACTGGGGTGCGGCGCTGACGGGTATGACGATTGGCCCGACTGGAAACCGTTCGCCAGTCGCCCTATGGGGCAACGTGAGGTGTGGCTGGGCTACGACGCCAACGGCGGCAGCGGCAATGGTGATGCCGGTGCTCTATCCGTGACGGTCCCTCCCCTTGTGGCCGGCGGCCGGTTTCGCACGGTTGAATTGAAGCAACTGCGAGGGCTTGAGTTTGAACAGCAGGCGGCGCTCATCAAAGAGGCTGCCGAGCGCTACAACGTCACTCACATCGCCATTGACGGGCAAGGCGTCGGGGAGGCGGTCTGGCAGATTGTTAAAAACTGGTTCCCGGCGGCTATTTGCTACCAGATGAGCCTCTCTTCCAAGCGCGCCCTAGTCCTCAAAATGTTGCAGGTTATACGCGCCGGCCGCTGGGAATATGACCGCAGCGAGCAGGGTCTGGTCAGAGCCTTCAACGCTGTTCGCAAAGTTGTTACGCCCGGCGGTTTCATCACTTACGAAACTGACCGATCGCGCGGCGTAAGCCATGGTGATATGGCTTGGGCAACCATGCTTTCGATTATTAATGAACCGTTGGGCCAGGAAAGTGGCGGCGGTGGTTTCGCAATGGGATGGTAACTTTGAAAAAGAAATACGGTAAAAAGCCGATAGCCAGCACCGCCGGCCCTGACATTGTGGAGTCACTGAAGGCCGATCCCGCGTTGACAGCGTTCAGCTTTGACGGCCCTTATCCCGTGCGGGATATGGCCGATTTGCTGGACAATCTCTATTGCATGGATAACGGGCGATACTATGAGACACCAGTAGATTTTTACGGACTGGCTAAAGCTCCGCGCCAGAGCGCCTGGCATGAGTCGGCGTTGTACTTCAAACGTAATGTGCTCACCGGCTGTTTTATCCCGCACAAGCTGCTCAATCGCCAGACCTTTTCCGCGTTTGCGCTGGACTGGTTCACGTTTGGCAATGCCTATCTCGAATTGCCGCGTAATCGCCTGGGCGGCCCACTTCCCTTCAAACACTCTCTTGCGAAGTACACCCGGCGTGGGAGCACAGATCTCGATCAATACTGGTTTATCCGGCGCTGGAAAGAAGAGCACACGTTCAAATCAGGAACGGTTTGTCACGTTCTGAACCCTGATATCAATCAGGAGGTCTACGGCATGCCGGAATATATGGCAGCACTGCTGGCCGCCAGCCTGGCCCACTCCGCTGACATGTTCCGTAAGTTGTACTACGACAACGGATCGCATGCTGGATGTATTGTCTATATTGGCGCTGGACAGGTTGATGATAAAAGCATGAAGGCAGTCAAAGAGACGTTGACCGGTGCGCGTGGGAAAGGCGCATTTAAAAACCTGCTGCTGCATGCGCCAGGCGGCGGCAAAGACGGCGTGCAAATCCTCCCCTTCCAGCAGATCACGGCGAAAGATGAGTTTATCAACATTAAGAACGCCACACGTGACGACATACTCGCAGCGCACCGTATCCCGCCGCAGCTGATGGGCGCCATGCCAGAGGGAAACGGCTCATTTGGGGATATCGAGAAAGCCGCCCGGGTCTACGCTATCAACGAGCTGACGCCCGTAATGGAGGCGCTGAAGGTGGTCAATGAGTGGATCGGAGAAGAAGTGATCCGCTTTAACCCTTATGCGTTGCTTACCCCTGAGAAATAACCGCCAGAAAACTCAGTTTTTTAAACAACATCAGCCATTTATAACGGGCCAGCGTTTTGCTGGCCTCATCTTTTCTGCTTAAAGAATCCCACATCAGCGCCCCTCTGCGCGTCGCTGCTTTTTGCCTGCGCGAGGCATGCCTCTACCTAAAATCACCGCTCACCGTGACGCAGAACCCGTGAAATTGCGTATTCTGCCGCCTTCCCTATCCTGACCCGCTTGCGGGGGCTTGCCCCCCCGTCACCTGCGCGCAGCTATCTCTTCAATTTTCATGCAGACATAAACAACCACCGAAGGCGTGCAGCGTGCACGTATAAAACGGTGAGTAGGCATAAAAAAATAGTGCAAATTTGTGTATATCTGTGCCACAAATATACTTTCAACGTAAGTGGGTACTGGCTAAATGCTGGTTAGTTTCAAATCTGTATGTTTTATGTCCTATGCACAAAGAGCATATAATGCATAGTGAGCATAATTCCTTTCAATTTAATAACAAACGGGAATAAGAAATTTTACTAAGCACAAGGCGGAAAGGATTGCCTTTACCAACAATTTTAAACATACAAATCTAATAAAATAATCATTAATAACAAAGGGTTACAATGAAAACAAATAGTTACTTCAGAGCTAACTCCCATCTTCTCAAGCTTTTGGGTGACGAGTTGATTGGAGACGATCGCTTAGCTGTATTTGAACTAGTCAAAAATGCCTATGATGCAGACGCCGAAAGTGTGGATGTAGAACTAAACCTTAGCCAAGATCATCCCAGCATTATCGTCTATGATCATTTTGGTGTTGGTATGACAAAAGATGATTTCATAAACAAATGGATGGAAATAGGGACAAAAAGTAAACGAGCTGAAAACAGGACAAAAACAGTTAAATTTCAACGATTGCCTCTTGGAGAAAAAGGTGTTGGCAGACTCGCTGTACACAAACTAGGAAGAAAGCTTAGAATAAACTCTAAGGCGCTAGATAGTAACGAAATCGAAGTTAATATTGACTGGTCTAATTTATTGGAAGCAGCACAATATATTGAAGATACTGTAGTTGAAATCGATGAGTTAGATGAACCTGTTTTTTTTGATAATACAAAGACTGGTACCCGAATTGAAATCAGTGGTTTGAATAATGAGGAGTGGAGTAGAGGGGACGTTAGAAGTCTAAAACGTATGCTAACTAGTCTGGTATCTCCTTTTAAAACAAACTCTGATTTTAAAGTTAATTTCAGTGTTCCTGGCCTTGAGAAATATCTAGATGGAATGCCTGACGCAGATGATATTTTAAATTCAGCCATCTGGAAATATCAATTTCAGATCGATAATGACGGAAGATTTTCCTATCAAATTAATTTTCAGCCTCCAAAAACCTTCAAAACATTAACCGCACAAGAGAAAAAAGAAGCAAATACACAACTCCAACTTCTTGTTCCAACAAAGCATGAAATAATTAGTCGAGATGACGATCTTAAAAATAATCTTTTACTTAATTCCCGAGATCTTTTAGGAATAGGTCCTATTAAGGGGGTTTTGTATGTCTTTTTACAACAGCAAGATGTTTTAAATGCTCTGGGGAATGCTCAGTTAATCAAGAACTATCTGAAAGAACAGTCGGGGATTCGGATTTATAGAGACTCGATTAGAGTTTTCAACTATGGTGAACCGTACGATGATTGGTTAGGTCTTAATACTGGAAGAATTAATCGACCTGGTAAAAAAATTCATAACGGGATGATTATTGGTTCAATTGATCTTGACCTTGAGTCAAGTAATGAACTTAAAGAAAAAACAAACAGAGAAGGTTTCGATGATAATAAAAGGTACCGTATCTTTAGGTGGATAATATCTAGCATAATCGAAAAGTTTCATATTGAGCATGCTGATCAGCGAGATTCAATAACCCAATTTTTAAAAGGCAATCAAAATAACAAAAGATTGGTAACGAATAGGTTTGAGGAAAATATAAGTGATTTAAAGAAAACAATACAAAAACATGGCCTCGAAAAGGAGATGTCTGGAAAACTTACACTTATTGAACAAGATTTTCTACAAATGAGGGAGGTTACTATCAACTCCGGTATTGCTGGAGTAAACCTTGCGGTAATCTTTCATGAAGTAGAGAGAGGGGTTGATGAGCTAAATCAATCAATTAAACGGTCAGAAGATTATGAGTTAATTAAAAAGAGAGCTGAGAACTTGTCTCAATTACTGGAAGGTTTTGCTCCTCTCCTTAGAAGAAACGACCAGAAGTTATTTTCAATGAAATCACTCGTTGAAAGAGTTCACAATCTTACTAAGCATAGATTTAGTTATCATAATGTAATCTTTTCCTGCCCATTACTTACAGATCCTGAGCAAGATTTTAAAATAAAAGCTCCTTTTGGTCTAGTACAAGCTGCATTAAACAATATTATTGATAACGCAATACATTGGACTCGCTTTAAATACGAAAGCATAGAAGATAAGACTTACAAACCAGCAATTAGAATTCAAGGGCTTCCAAATTTTTTCTCTGATGGTCCTGCTTTGGTGATATTAGATAATGGTATCGGATTTAATATTTCTCCTGAGGAAGCGATTCAACCTTTCAAAACAACAAGACCAAGTGGAATGGGGTTAGGGCTTTATTACGCAGACAAAGTCATGGAAGCTTTGAATGGTAAGTTGATTATCTGCAAACCCGAAGATCTCGAACTTTCTGAATCATACGATGGGGCAGTAGTGGTTTTAATTTTTCATAAAGGAAATGAATGAAATGATCTCATTACCCGGAATTATTATAATTGATGATAATCAAGAACAATTAGACAATATTAATAGGGCATTTATCAAAATAGGATTACCCTGCCTGCCCATTTTATATGAAAATAATGCTGAAAATGAAAGTGGAATTAGTCATGTTGAACTTAACAACATTACTCCAAGAATTGTAATCACTGACCTAAACTTGACTGAAGCAACCGCAGTTGAAGTTACGAACTTAGTAGGCCCAATATTATTACTTATAGAAAAAATAAATATCAAAGGGCCATACATATTAATTTTCTGGTCTAAAAACAAAAGCCTCGTTGATGAGGTTATTAAAAAAATCATTGAAAGAACTTCTAATAAAAAAACATTGCCTTTATGCTGGGGACTACTTGACAAAACTGAACTCCTCGATAACCAAGAAGCGCTGAGAAGTGAAATTGAAAGAATTTTAAATAGTAACTCTTTACTAAATTCTCTCTTCAACTGGGAGAATAGAATAGGCACCGCAGCGCAAGAAACTATAAATTCATTATATGAACTAACTTTTCCTGATGATACAGAGAAAGATTACGCAGGTGCTCATATATTAAAACTTCAAGAGGTTATTGCATTAATAGCGAATGAATCTTTAGGGGCGAAAAATGCAGACAAACTCCCCTCCTTAGCAGTAGACCAAGGTTTGTTACCTGTCCTAAGTGACAGGCTGCAAAACCTTGAAATTTCTCACATAGATTGGAAAGAATCAGTACCAAAGATTGGTCAAAAAGTTTCTGTTAATGATGAAATGAAAGCTAAGTTAAATACATTTTACCATATTGAAATGACTGATAAAGAATTCCCAAAGGACCACAGAGGTATATTTATACCAATCTCCAATGCATATATAAGCGATGAAAAAAACAGAGCTAAAATGTGTTCAAAACTTGGCGTTAGTGATTTTAGAGAAATTCTAAACACTGAATTCATTGATCTAGATAAAGTATATGCACAGGGTAAGCAGAAACTAATCGATAATATCACTATCGGTTTTGTTGAACTATCTGCTGAATGTGATCATGCGCAAAAAAAATCAAAATTGCATCGATACATCATTTCTGCATTAATTCCTGATACCTTGCAAGAATATTGTATATTCGCTAAAAGAAACACTAAACACGATGGAATTTACAGACTACCTCCAATTTTTATAAATAAACAAAGTCATATTTTAAAGCTATCTTTCAAATATCAAATTGGCACAATAGATAAATTCCTAATTGACGAGAAATCAGTCAACCACAAATGGTTTGGCGACCCCACATTTAGGTTAAGAGAACAAATATTGTCAGACATATCATTCAAATGCTCTCAGTATTCGTCAAGACCTGGAATTGTAAGTTTTTATTAATGCTGCCACAAATAGATACCCATAAACTTAGTGGGTATCTATCCGTTATATATATAGTAACATTACTCAGGTTAATTTTTATCTGCATGTAACATTCATATAATCCATCTGGTTACATCCAATTATCAGAAATTTTTTGTTATATAAAGAAACAGGCATCAACACATAACATTTTTGAGTAGAAACCCATCTAATTTAACTCCAATCGAAAGTGCAAAATATAGTGAGGAACGCATCTTAAATATTTAATTTTAAAAATTCTGGCAAATCCACTGACACGACATTTACTGTTCATTCTTCACGAAGGCATAAAATAATGTTTTTCTTTCTTTAGTGGATAATTTACTAATATCAAGCGCCCCCGACTCTTCTTACTGAGCGCACTTTTCCGATCTCCCTGTGTAATTCCTTGCTCTTTTTCCTGCATATTTTGAGGACTGGGGACAGTTATTGCCACGAGTCCAAGGGGCGGCGTTGCCGCCATGAACCTCAAAATCAACAGCCTGAGCTGTGGAGCCGTCTTTTTGAACTGGTTGTTTTTTGACCAATGTCCAGTTATCAGGGTGCGTACAAATCCTGGATTCATCACCAAGTGATGGCGACCAGATACCATAAATCTGCGTGGCGATTTCGCCGTAGTCATTCGGCTTGTCCGCCAGATCGTAGGCGGTGCGGATCACGTAATCCTTGCGTGGGATAAGCACCCCTCCCTGCTTCATAATGTAGGAGGCAAAGCACCCAGCATCTGCGGCAACCAGTACATCATCCATCACTGGTTCTGGCAGACGGCGCGGGCCATCGGGTGTGCGTTCCATCTGAAGCGCGAGGCGGCGCAACTCGCGCCATACCTGCCGGGAGGGAATACCGAAAAACTGAAATTGTCGTACTCCATGTAAGCCAGCCCAGCCTATGGCCCGTTCGACGCTTTCCGCCATCGCAAGGCCACTTTCATCATCTACACGCGGCTTGCCTGTTTTGGGGTCATTGCCGTTTACCGCTCCGCCGTCGAGGTTTTTACCAATGTAGGTGGCGATATAACCAGTCGGAGAGCCTTTATCTGCGGTGATAAGCTCGCTCTTAAAGCGCGGGATAATGTCATCGCCCAGTTCGTGGCGATCATCACGAATCGCAATATCACGGACAATATTCTCGATGATTTCTCGCTCTTCCGGGTGAGCAAAAATCATCATGTGCCAATGGACAGTGCCATCATGGTGAGGCTCAGCCACGCGGATCCCGTACCAGCGAAGGCCATCGCGGTTAAGTTTTTTACGTACAGCGGCAAAGAACGTGTTGACCAGATAATTACTGCTGTCGCGGATGGTGGAGCCGTCCCACTTCGGGTTGGGGTGACCGCTGGCTGTGGTCGCATGGTATCGTGAGGGTGCGGTAACGGTTATGAAGACAGCCTCATCGCCGCGCGCCTCTGCAATAAGCTCTAGACCTTTCATATTCGCCATCATCTCAAAGCGTCGGTGCTTCGGGTTGCTGTTTCCTGAGTAGTAAGCTTCCTCTAGATCGATTGTGAAACCGTCGTCATTTACCAACTCGTAAGACTTGAGAAAAGCTTTCATCCGGCGGCGCTGCTCCCGGAACTCCCCAAGCGCATCTTTGCTGATATATGAATACGTTTTACGGGATACCAGACAGGCCGCACGTAACTGCTCCTCGCGCCAGATCCGCCGCTGTCGCCATAGTTGTCCCCGCCACCATTCCGCGCAAGTCAGCCGCAGGAATGAGCCGGGGAGCTTCTCCACATCCGGGGGCGTCCGGCGTCTTGTGTCCATTTGCAATGCAGACCATGCGGGCGGCGTGATATTCAACAGGATCGCCATGTGCGCCAGTTTCTGGTAAACAGCCAATGCATCATTCAGCGTCATCTCCTCGCCGTACTCGGTGCAAAGCCTGTCATATTCACCTTTGAGCGCACCAGCTGTCAGCGTGGCGGCGGTCTGTACCTCTCGCTTGTTGAGCTGCGGTAAATACAGCAACGCATCCAGACGCTCACGGGCCACAATGAGCTGATACCCGTGCGTCAAAAATCGCGCGTCGAGTTGCTCGATACGCTGCAAAATACGCGTCAGGTTCCCCCGGATAAAACGGCGGGCCGGGCGGGCAGTACTTCCGACATCTCGAGCTTTCTTTTCCTTACTGCGTAAAAATTCCAGATGCTGTTGTAAAGGTTCCCGCATGTAATGCGGCAGTACGCGAAGCTGCGCCAGGGGGTCGAGTTCCTTTCGCGCCTCCCTGTCGTCTTTGTCCGTTCGGTTTAGTGCAAGGCGCTTGATCTGCTGCTGGAGAAATTCGGCCTGCTCCCCTGCGCCTATGGCCTTCATAACTAGAGGGGATGGCTGTTTTGCGGACTCCCGGATGGCTTTCGCTTCTTCTTCACGGGCATATCGCGCTATCAGTCGGGACAGGGACGTTTCGGGCGTCATTTCCTGCCCGAATGAATTCGGGTCAATAGCCTGACGTGGTACATTCCATTCCCATGCGAATGAATCGGCCATAATTACAGCACCTCGCCCGACACTGACGCCCAGGCACGGCAGCATTCGGCTAACAATCGGTTAGTTTCTCGAGTCATTTCACTAAGCGACATCGGGACAGAATGGCGGATGCTATGAGCAATCAGATCGCTGAACAACACGGACGGGGACTGGTAAATTGCGATCGGTGACGAATCATGGCGATCCTGCAGGCTGTAGAGCGCCAGCCCACCAGGCAGGTTATGTGCTGCATCTGCAGAAATAACGCGGTACCGATTATCAACGATAAATTCCACACCTTGCGTGGCATGTATCTGATGCTGACCAAGGATTTTATTTTGCCAGGTGTCATGCCATTGCTGTACGCGGACGGCGAGGCGTGGATCGCATGACCAAAGCCATTCATTAAACGCGGTAAAATCAGTCATAAGGATTGCTCCTTTTTACAGGCATGCGCAGTCATGGCATTGCCGCGCAACCAGCCCAGCGCGCAATACCAAACTCACGACCGGTATCAGCACTGTGTCGCCAGGCTGAATTGCGCAAGCCTCTAGCTCTGTGCATGCGGAAATATCAGTACGGAAATACTGCCCGTCAGCCATCACCTCCACTTCCACCATCCAGAAATCGTTAATCGGCCAGTACTCAATAACCTGAGTAACCACAGCATGAATTTCATTAACCATGATTAGCCCCCTGGATTGGACGAATAGATTCGAGAAGTAACCTGCGGCGGGTGTTTTCTGCGAAGTGCCTGCGACCCGTTTCTTTGTGGTAAAACTCGTTAGGGCCAACCACCCACATTTTTTCGGTTTCATGCAGCTTTTTACGCTTCGGTCCGTCTTTGGTTATGACCGTACCTGTATGGGTTTTGTTGATAGCCATCAAAAAGCCCTCGCTTTCGCCATTGCGTTGCAGGTGGATTGCCCCATCACCACCCCACAGCCCACGCAACAGTCGCCGCCAACGAATGGTTTAATCAGGCAATTGGCTTTCGACAGGTGCTTAAGCAGTTCCGGCATCATGCGTGCTTTACCACCTGACCATTGAATCGGTGACTTAATCATTTTCGGTATTCCTGGTTGTAGGTTTCGTGGGTCATGAGTCGCCATTGCTGGCCGCCGTTTTTACTAAGCAGGCGCCAGCGACGACCGATGCGGATCACGAGATAGGAATGCGGCTTTACACGGGAGAAATTGTGCTGTCCGTGGACAAAGCATTTAAGAGCAGCCAGCGCCCTGTTACAGACGGGTAGCGGTGCGTTGCATACAATGGAGAGACGCGAATGCATAGCAGCCCTCACAGAGATTCAATATATGGATTGGTCAGCCGCCGCCAGATCTCGCAGACCTGCCCTGCTTGATAGAGCGCATCAGTAAGGGTGTAACGCACCATCTCGTTTCGCGCGTGTGGCGCATAGCCCGTGCATGCGGCAAGATCGAGAAGAGAGCGTATACAGCGGAATTTTGTACCTTCAGGGAAAATGCCAGACACCTCTGAGCGATCCGCGGCATAGCGCAGCGAAACCAACTTTTCCGGGGTATCTTTTAACCAGACAAATAGCGCTGTATTCTGGGGCTGGGTGTTATCAGCAATGAAACCTGCAAGGTCGCAAAGCACACCCTCTTCTGCTGCGGTGGCACTCATCACTTCTGCGCGCCAGTGAGAGTCTTTTTTCATCCAGTCAAATGCGGTCTGGATACTGAGGCGTCCCTTCAGGCTTTGCGCTTTACGGATGTCGATAGAGGAGTAAAACGTCTTCCCAATCTGACCAGTTGACGGCTCAAAAAAAACAGCCTCAATGGCACACAAAGGAGAAGACTGTTTTTCGCTGGTATTAATCAAATCAATCATTAAATGGTTCATTGCTCTTAGTCCTCGCTGATTGGTAGTTCGCGGTGACTGATCCACCGCTCGACTGATGAATAGATCTCTTCCGGGGTGAGGTTTTCCTTTTTCAGCTGGCCAACGAAAATGCGCAGCAGACCCAGAAGATGGGCGCGTTCGCGCTTACGTGCGTTGGCGCTTATTTCCACAAACCCCGGATCGCTAATTTTGTTTTCAAGCTTTATCGACGTGACCGACATTCAAACTCCTGAAAAAGGCAAAACGAATCCCCGGCAAAGTGAATGCCGTTATTTTTAAAGTTGGTTAATTATTTGTTGTAGCGTGGTTTTCTTTTAATCTGCTTAAATATCCTTTCATGCCAGTAATACATGAAATCAATAAAGGTCATTCGCGCGCGATCGTGATTACCGCGAATTGCTTTTTCGAGCCCGTAAATTATTAAATCTTTAGACGGGCTTTTTGAGCTAATGGTGATACGAGCACCATTTTTTAGATGTACAGTGAACCCCTGCTCGGCACTTTCCACTGCTTCTCGAATCAGCATTTCCTGTTCCCAAGATGTTTTTTCTTCGGTGAACATGGCGTACTCCGATGATCAGTTAAAGCGAGGGGGCTCCAGCCGCCAGGAGGCTCTAGCTCCCAGTTTCAGGTGTTCCAGGATCTCCGGTGTAATCTCTACGGTTACAGCCTGCGGCTGAACAAACTTCATAGCCTTCTTCAGTTGCTCAGCGTCCAGAGATAGAAGGTCGTATGGTTTAGGGATATCACCATCGGTCACGGAAATAATGATGTTGCGGAGTTCTTCAAGAGTGCATTCATCATTCTCGCCTTGAAGCATTGCGAAATGATAAAGGTGGGATACGCCATGGCGTAAAAGCTGGAGAGAGTAATCATGATTCCATTCCAGAAACTCTTTATTGAAATGGAAGCATTGTAAAAGCGAGTTAATTTTGTCTGCATATTCGAGTTTCATTTTCGCCCCCAGAGATTAAAAAGCAATAAACCGCTTTTTACTCATGATTCTGTCAATCGTTCGGCATGCTTCTGATAAAGCAAAGTCAATGCCGTAATAATGGCCTGTGTGCGTAATTTGATAGCGCTGGCGGTTGTACGGTTTTTTGCGTGGGAGTTTCAGAATAGTAAAACCACAGTAGAGGCTGGTTTTGCTATTGAGCTGTGATACTGATCCGCGGCTACCGTTCTTCATGTTTCCTCCCCTGAAACCGGCTATCGACCTGGCTCACCGAGACCAAGCCACATCAACCACCCTTCCCTGATCTCCTTTGGACGACTTTCGTAGGCCAGTTTCATGCCGTTGTTCCAGGCTGGAAGGTAAACCCAGTACTCGCCCGCACGGCCAGAAGTAGACTGGGGATCGGTCATCTCGATTACAGGAAGCTTCCCTTTCTCGATCATTCCTCTTACGGCTGCCGGAGTTTTACCAATAATTTTCGCAAACTCCTGATACGGGATGGCATCGCTGCTACTGACAATTTTTTTGTTCATCTGATAACCTCTTATCTAGATCTAACCAATGGGCTTCAATGTTCTCTAATGTGCCTTAGTGTTTTTAGAGAATATCGAACAACAGTAGAGAATACCGAAGATATTAGAGGATCTTGATAACATGTCAACAGCTATTAGTGAGAAGCTTGCGTTGATTCGCGAGTCCGAGAGACTTAACAGAAAGCAATTTGCTGAAATTACAGGAGTTCCTTACAGCTCACTCACATATTATGAAAGCGGAAGGACCATACCCCCTACCGACATAGCGATGAAAATTCTCCAACACCCCCGATTCTGTAAATACGCTCTTTGGTTTATGACCGATCAGGTGTCCCCTGAATCCGGTCAAATCGCACCGGCCCTCGCACACTTTGGGCAAGACTTAACAACCTCGCAGCACTCAGACCAAAAGACTGGTTAACAATTAACCAGGCTTACATACATTTCAAATGTCTATTATTGGTCGAAAAGTATTCATCACATAATTGCAACGCGTTAAGGCCTAAAGGCAAACGCACCCATCGGAGGGTTTTCTTATGACTATTAAGAAACTCGATGATGGTCGATATGAAGTGGACATCAGGCCTGCTGGTCGCAATGGAAAGCGTATCCGCAGGAAGTTTGATAAGAAAAGTGAAGCGGCAGCTTTCGAGAAGCATACCCAGTTCAACCATCACACCAAAGAATGGTTATCAAAACCGACGGATAAGCGGCATCTGTCTGAACTGATACAGCTTTGGTGGAATTTGAAAGGCAAGCATGAGGAGCACGGTCGGATAAACCACAACAAGTTAGACGTGTTTTGCAGGATTACAGACGATCCTTGTGCTTTTCAGATTACGAAAGCGCTGATTAGTCAGTATTACGCGGCAAGAAGAAGCCAGGGTATTAAAGCTTCCACCATTAACCGCGATCTCAACAGTATCAGTGGTATGTTCACAGCGCTTATCGAGGCCGAGTTGTTTTCGGGTGAACATCCGATCAGAGGGCGGAAGAAGTTGAAAGAAGAAGTCCCAGAAACTGGCTATCTGACAGAGGACGAAATCAAGCACTTGCTCTTTAAACTGGATGGCGACAACAAGAAGATAGCTGTTCTGTGTTTAAGTACTGGTGCTCGCTGGGGCGAAGCGGCTCGACTCAAGGCGGAACACATCATACAGAACCGTGTGACGTTCGTTAAAACCAAGAGTAACAAGCAGCGGACTGTTCCAGTTTCAGCGGAAGTGGCAAAACTCATAGCGGATGGTAAGCGAGGGTTGTTATTTAATAAGGCGTCTTATTCTGACTTCAGGCAGATACTCAGGGAGGTAAAACCTGATCTTCCGACCGGCCAGGCGACGCATGCACTACGCCACAGTTTCGCGACGCATTTTATGATTAATGGGGGGAGCATAATTACATTACAGAGGATCTTAGGACATGCGCGAATTGAGCAAACTATGGCCTACGCTCACTTTGCACCGGAATATCTTCAGGACGCGATCTCGCTTAACCCGCTGAGAGGTAGCGCTGATGTGTGAAACGTCCACATAATGTCCACAGATGGGTAATTAGTTATGGCTTTCAATGGTCTTGCGTGCCGCGCAACTCCGCATTGTACCGTTGAAAGCCCCTTGTTCCGAGTGTTTCCAACGCACCCGACGGGGCTTTTTTCCCACCCTCGATGCAGGTATTCTCCCGACAGATGTGTTAAATTTTGTGTATCTCTGTTAATTCTGCGCTAATTGTCGTTTCGCATAGCTTGCCGGTAGTTACGATTAGCGTTCGGGAGCCGTATTCCTCATGTCCGATTTTCTCCTCGCTCGCGTTTCGCAAACGCTCGCCAATGAACACACCCTGGAAACATTGGTGCGACAGCTGCTTGAGATGCTGGAGCTTGTTACCCGAATGGAATCTACCTACCTGACTCGTATTGACTTCGAGGCGCAGCGCCAGCAGATTATGTACGCGCACAATAGCAGCGAAATGCAGATCCCTGAAGGTTTCTCCGTTCCCTGGAATGACTCCCTGTGTAAACGTGCGCTGGACGACCGCTGCATATTCAGCAACGATGTCGCCGAGCGCTGGCGTTCGTGTATCGCCGCCCAGGATTTGGGTATCGCAACCTTTTTCAGCATCCCCGTGCGCCTGACCGATGGCTCATTATTCGGCACGCTCTGCGCCACCAGCCGGGAAAGACAACCCTATAACATTGAGGGTGAGCAGGTGATGAATCTGTTTGCCAACCTCATTTCGCACTATGTTGAGAAAGAGACCCTGGTGCAGCAACTTCGGGCTGCAAACGTCGCGCTGGAGATGCACTCGTACACCGATGAGCTCACCGGTTTGCCGAATCGCCGCTCGCTGTTCAAGCATCTTGCCGCACAGTTTGCGCAGGCCAGAGAACGCCAGCGCAGCGTACTGCTCATTTTTATCGATCTCGATGATTTCAAGGCAATCAACGACCGATTCGGTCACCCCTGCGGTGACAGCTTTCTGATTCAGGTTGGAGAACGCCTGTTGGCCCGCGCCCGCCGCGGCGATATTGTTGGCCGCCTGGGCGGCGATGAATTTTTGCTGGTTGGCCTATGTTCCGAAGCGGAGGAACAACAGGAGTATATTGCCGCTTTACGTAAAGAGCTAACGGGGATCTATTTCCTTGGCGCGCACCGAATTAACTATCCCGGCGCCAGCTTTGGCGTGATTGAAGCCGACCCACAGGCAATGGACGTTGAGCAAGCGCTACGAAGCGCCGACGACGCGATGTATCAGGATAAAAAGTCACGTCGCCAGGGAACATTTTTCATATTGACTAATATACGGTGAAATCCCGTATCATATTAAGCACGATTCGCACCTACAGGGGCTCAATAATGAGACTGGGTATTCTATTTCCGGTGGCTATTTTTATCGTCGCCGTTGTTTTTCTGGGCTGGTTTTTTGTCGGCGGCTATGCGGCACCGGGCGGGGCGTAA